AGAAATGATGGTCTGTCTGCAATTACCTCTGGTGGTAATATCTGTAATGTGGTTCCTAACATTGAAAAGGAAGCGGGTAGTACAAATCCAGCAACAGAGAAAGCAACAAACGTTTTGCAGGCAGCAGTTGCACCAGAAACAGAAACTGTATCTACTGTGACACAGAACGAAGACTTAACTACGTTGGTCAGTCAGGTAGAAGAAGACTCTGAGGACTTTCAAGAATCTTTAGCAACAGAGACGAAGCCACTGGAAGAAGATACTGGTGCATATACGGTTACAGAGAAAAAACAGGTAAAGGAAATCACAACACAAGCAGGAAATACAAAAGTTGTAGTCAAAAAAGTCGAGACGGTAGAAGAGAGAAAGAATGTAACTCCGAAATCACAGTCAGATGGATTTGTTCATAGAATTTCTAGGGAAGAATTAATAGTTAAAAAATCAGATATCTTATTTTCAAGTGGAGTACCCGACTCTGATGGACTTTACACAGTACAAGTCGAATTACCACATATTCCTGTAAATAGACCATCTATAACACAATACAATCTGGCTGATAATGAGGTACGAACTGTAAAAGATATACAAGGTACAGCATATAGAGAAACTTATGGTATTCATGGTGAAATCCTTGGGGTCCATCCAAATCTTAAAGGGATTCCTAATCGGGGTATTACAATGGAAGGTAAAGTTATTACTTTCAAGACTCCATATTATCCAATAGGAGATCACGAAGGTGATTTGACCTCAATTACCTATAGTCTTCGTGGAAAAAAGAAAAAAATATTTGCTAAAGTTAGGGCCGGTGCGAAACGCAGAAATGGAACAGTTACTGGTAGACTCATTTCGGATAAAAGATATAACAAATTATTTAAGGGAAGACAGTTCAAAATCAGTTATACATACAGGGACAATTACGATCCAGAGATTAAGGTATGATTCTAAAAAGAAAATCTATAGTCACACTAAATATACTTTATTGGATGCCTGATTATCACGACATTCTGCAAGAGTTCATATGGCAGACACCCGACATCAAACCAGACTATCCAAGAGTACACAAGTTTTTAAATTTTTGGCATGAGAATATTGATGCAGTTATATCAGAAGTTCTTTTATGCGATGAGTATGATACATCATACAGGCCAGTGAAGGAGATTATTAATGGCTAAGAGGAAGAAGCAAAGAGCCCACCAAGTATCCAAGGGACAGGGTTCAAATGTGAACAAGAAACTACTCAATGCAGTTCGTAATGATACGACTCTATTGCAGATGACAACTAACAAAAGAAATGCTTGGTTGAAGGGTAAGAATGTCATGTTGACTATTCCTAATCCCAACGAACAAGAAACAAACAAAAGATTCATTCGGGTGAACGCAAAAGACGTATGGGGTTCACCAAAGAAGTATATTATGAAACAAACTGCGAGTGAGTGAGTATAAATAATATAAAAAGGATTACTCATGGCCCACGGAGCATCTCTAAACACAACCTATTATGATGCACAGTCCAAAAATATCAATACTGATAGGGATGCACAGGTATATAAAGACCTAGACTTGTTCTTTGGTAAGAAGAGTTCTTCTAAGGACATCTCAAAGGTAAATGGTATTCAGGCAGTCAAGAGGTCTGTGAGAAATCTTATTCTTACGAACATCTACGAGAAACCCTTTCATCCAGAGATAGGTTCTGGTATTCGTGGACTTCTATTCGAACCATTGAGTCCTATCACTGCATTTGTATTATCACAGAAGGTTGAAGATGTAATTGAGAACTTTGAACCAAGAGCAAGATTAGTGGGTGTTAGGGCCAACCCTGACTTGGACCGCAATGCATATGAAATCACCATTGAGTTCTATGTACAGAATGCTCCTACAGAATTAGTTGATACCACAGTTCTATTAGAGAGACTACGATAATGGCGGCAAATCCAAGACGACTGAATGTAACAGAGTTAGACTTTGATGATATCAAAGACAATCTAAAAGTATTCCTCAAAGGACAGACAGAGTTTACTGACTACGACTTTGAAGGTTCTGGTATGAACATCCTTTTGGATGTTCTTGCATATAACACTCACTATCTTGCGTTCAATGCGAACATGCTTGCAAACGAAATGTTCCTTGACAGTTCTTCTCTGCGTTCATCTGTTGTATCACATGCAAAGACACTTGGATATGTTCCACAGTCTGCAAGAGCCGCAACTGCAACTGTTGAGG